AAGCGAAGAGCAAAAAGAGCAAAATCTACTTTTACATTTTAAAAATGTATGTAAATAGCCCGATATACGAGAGCAACACACTGTGAAAAATCCAGTACTTTTGGTCATTTAACAACTGATTTATTGACGAGACATTATATTGTATACGCTTTAGGTCCATATGTTGCTCTGTGGTTTTATTAGTCAAATGCTTATAATACATATGAATGTCGTTTACTTCTTTTTTGACATCTGTAATTTGTTCTTTTGTTTCTTCAACATATTTTTCGTAATCAATAAAATTATCTAGTGTTTTTTTTGTATTTATATTTGATGACCAATAATTGCGCTTTACAATATATTTTATCATGTGTCTTGATCTTGAAAACATTGAATAATAGTATAACAATTTAGATTAAATTACTTTTAAATAATAATTTAGATAATTTGTTTTTTATTTTACAGTCGTGCTTTACACAGTTGCTCCTATTTCATTTGCGCTTTACACAGTCGCACCTTCGGTGCTTTACAGTCGCACCTTCGGAGCTTTACAGTCGCTCCTTCGGTGCTTTACAGTCGCTCCTTCGGTGCTTTACAGTCGCGGCGCTTTAAAACAGTCGCACCTTCGGTGCTTTACAGTCGCACCTTCGGTGCTTAAAACAGTCGCACCTTCGGTGCTTAAAACCACTTTGGCATCTTGTAATTGCGTTTATCAAATTGCGTATCCGACACGGGTGTTGCTAAAGGCACAACCAATGTGCTAGCATCATGTAAATATTTAATATACCCTTGTGCCTCGCCATAAACTGCCGGCACCGCATAATCCAGCACCATCTGATTTAATTGTTGTACCTGACCTTGGATATTGTAGGGCAAATTAGCCGAATTCTGTAAAAAAATCGACCGCATAATTGTCTTCAATGTGTCGCAATCTTGCTGCCCAATTTTATATTGACCATTCGACTTTTGGTATACACCCATTCGTATGCCATTTTGTACAGCTTGAATATTTTCCTTGGAAAAGTACGCAGCTGATAAAGGCGTTTCGTCCCATTGTCCAATCGTGGCGTTCCTAAACGTCGTACATTGATTTGCTGGTATTTTATCATACATTGAAAATAGTTGAGCAATGTCGGGAGGATTTAAAATATCAACACGGCCATTAACCTTTCCACCATTTCTATTTCCATTTCCATTTCCATTTCCATTTGCCATTTGACTATTCATAATATATAATATTAAATATAAAAAAATATCTAATTATTTATATAATGGAATTATCTTTTCAAAAAATAATATTAGTAATCGCAGCACTTGGACTAGTTATTATATTGGTAGTCATTGGTATGTCATTATCTAAATCCAAGACAAAAATGGTCTGGCCGCCTATTATCGGCGCTTGTCCGGATTATTGGGTCGATTTAAAAGGGGACGGGGAAGCATGCTTCAACTCCAAAAGTTTAGGCAGATGTAATTTGCCGCAAGTAGGTGATAAAAACACAATGAATTTTAATGTGTCGCCGTTTAATGCGGAGAATGGCGCTTGTTCTAAATATACTTGGGCGACGCGTTGTGGTGTAACATGGGATGGCATTACATACGGAGTTGATAACCCTTGTTCTACTACTGATACTGATACTACAAGTAGTTAACAATTTATATAAAAACTTTATAACCCAATATAAACCCAATAATAAATTATATTACAAAATAAAATGTATAATATAATTTAAGACAACTACAACTAACAAAATAATCCATGTTTTCCAAAAAATCAAACCAATTACTTAATAATATAAACAAATTACCCAACGAGATTGTCTCACTTATTGAAAGTTATGTGCCTGAAACAAGAAAACTGTTTTGGAGCAAAGCATTATATGAAGCAAATCATAAATTGGTGCTACAATATCTTTCTATTCATAATAAGAATATCGAAGAATATATCAGAAGCATTATTCGCAGAGACCATGACTTTGTATTTAGTCGTTTGTTAGTTGATAACTTTGACAGATGGTCAAATTTAAGAAGTTATTTGAACAAGGATTGTATTTATATGAATTATCTAGTATTCTTACATAGTTATTGTCTTGATTTTGATTCGCAAAAATGTTTACAACTATTGAATCCAATAATCGACAAACTTGGATTTAGTAAAAATCAACATAAAAAGAACCTAATCAAATATATTAAATGGAAGTAATCAATATTAATAATTTATTAGAACGTCAAGAAGAGGTTGCTAAAATGAAAGACATACTAACAAATTTTGAAAAAACAAAACACAATCTAACAACAAAAAAAGGCATTTATATTTATGGCGACCCGGGCACCGGTAAAACCACTTTTGTCACGAATATTTTGAAGGAACTTGACTATGATATTATTAAATATGATGCCGGAGATATTCGCAACAAATCAATTATTGACACCATCACAAAGCATAATATGTCTGATAAAAATATAATGAGTATGTTTCACAAAAAAGTGAAGCGAATTGCGATTATAATGGATGAAATTGACGGGATGAATAACGGTGATAAGGGCGGAATTAACTCATTAATCAAAATTATTCGGCCAAAAAAAACCAAAAAGCAGCGACTAGAGGACATTACTCTTAACCCAATCATCTGTATTGGGAACTATCATATGGACAAGAAAATCAAGGAGCTAATGAAGGTATGTGACGTAATTGAACTCAAGCCGCCGACAAAGACGCAAATGAATAATATAATAAACCAGGTTATTCCGTCCATTGAGGAAGCTATAAAGCCGAATATAGTTAATTTTATCCAGGGCGATTTGCGTAAACTAACAACAATTTACGAACTCTATAAAAATAAACAGGACATACTAAATAACAATATTATTCAGAACATTTTTTTAATGAAGTCGTATAATGATGATACCCGACAAATCACAAAGAAACTGATTAATAACAAGTATATGTTAGAAGACCATCTAACAATTATGAACGAAACAGACAGGACCATTGTAGGACTGTTATACCACGAAAATGTGGTTGATGTTATTGGTAAATTATCAAAAGAACAGTCTATTCCATTTTATATGAAATTATTGGATAATATGTGTTTTGCGGATTATATTGACCGTATTACATTTCAGAAACAGATTTGGCAATTTAATGAGATGAGCTCATTAATAAAGACCTTTAATAATAACAGGCTATATCATGAAACAAATGTCAATCTTAGTAAACAGAAATTCAATCCAGCAGAGGTGAGATTTACAAAGGTACTAACAAAATATTCGACTGAATATAATAATACTATATTTATTCAGAATTTATGCCAACAATTGGGAATGAATAAGAATGATATGTATGCCTTCTTTCTAGATATCAAAAATAAATATCCGGTTGGAGACAATGAAGTTATACAATTGTTTGAGAATTATGAGATATCCAAATTAGATATTAATCGTATTTATAGATATTTAGAAAAGTATACGAAAGAAGATGCGGAAGATACTCAGGATATTGTAGTGTCTGATATTGAAGGCGACGAATAAGTATTTACATTTTTTTTTATAATATTATAAAAAATATTATAAAAAATATTATAAAAAATATTATAAAAAATATTATAAAAAATATTAAAAAATAAGAAGTTTGGTGACTGATTTACATATGACTTAGTCGCCACTCCGCCTTTCTTTCCGGGTTAAGAATAGTCCTCATATGGCTCTCATATTGGTCAGGCGAGTCGTAAAATAGCGCAACATGCTCCTTCAGTCCATTTTCACCAGTACACAATGCGACAGAAAATAGGAAATCTTGGTCAGACGACCCAACCAAATAGTTGTATCTAGAACCCGTCACTGCGTTGCGAATTCGTGTGCCAATTGAGCCGGTGCCATAGAGGTCAATTGCGGCTCTCTTATAATAGGTTTTTCCGTCGTCCAATCTTACCGTCTTCTTCTCGTCTACAACCTTTCTATAAATGCGATGAAAATGCTTGTCTAGTGGCAAAGATCTTGTAGTATCCTTGTTATTAACATCATCGTCGTTTGAGTTATCAATGTAGGGCATCTTATATTTTGCTATATACACATATAATAGTTTGTCTTTAAACTATTTTCAATAATATTTTTTTAAAAGGTTACTTATAATAAAGGTTACTAATAATATTTTCAATAATATAAAGATTATTTATTTTTGTAATAGTCCAACTCGGCAGTCAAGTCCTTAATCTTCTTTAATAGTTCATTAATCAGACATACTTTGTCCTCGATTTGCTTCTCGTAACTAACAATGCGTTGTTCTACGTTGGTTAAGGTATTCGTATTCTGATATAATCGCTTTTGCGCCTCCATCATTTTATTATGGTCGGCCAGTCGTCGGTTCCTCTCGACTTCCATATTTCTTATTTGCTCCATTAACTTGGGTTTATTTTCTGGCTTACCTGGCTCATAATTCGTTAAAAAATTATTCATATCTGTCATATAAAACTGCTTCAGCTCAGCATCGTCAATAAAATCATCCACTGTGAACCGCGATAACTGGGTCTTAGTCGCATCCATGTTTTCCAACAGTTTCTCCTTGTTTAACGAATTGTGCTTATGCGAGAAGACCATTATGGACTTTTGTGTGTCCAGTTGTTTCAATGGAATTGTATAATTCTTTAAAAAATGGCGCTCTTCAGCCAACGCATTCTCTTCGTTGTAACTGGTCTGTAATAAGAGCTCCTTTTTGAAGGCAAACGTGGCTGCGGTGGCATGGAATTCCTTATAAGGACCACATTGATACACTGCGTTCCTGGAATCAAAGTAAATATGCATTTCGCTACTTCCGGCCATAAGAAAATCCGGATTTTGTAACAAGGTTTCGACTGCGTGTGATACACGGTCTTTCGGATAGAAGTCGTCGTCGTCCATATAGACGATAATATCACCTGAGCACTTGCTGTGCATAAGGTTACGCTTTTTACCTAGGAGCATTTTCTCCGGATAATAAAAGTATTTTACACAGTCCATGTTGTCTACCAGGTCGCCAATCGGGTCCGTGCCGTCATCAATAATAATCCATTCGATACGGGACAAAGGATAGGTTTGTTGCTCGATACATTTCCGAATAAAGGGGATAAATGGGCGGCGATTGAATGTGGGGGTACAAATGCTTACAAGAGGTAAGTTTACGACAGATAAGTTTTCAACGACAGATAAGTTTTCAACGACAGATGATACGATTGGATTAGTCTTTAAATTGGGTGTCGGTTTTTTATGTTTATTTTTGTTTTTTTTATTACTTTTATTGTTTTTCGAAGGCATACTTATATAATAATTATTATAGGAATTATTATTTAAATCGTTTTATACAAGTCTAATATTAAATCGTTGTCTTCTGTTTTTCAATGTTTTGTTTTTACCTTTAGAGCCGCCACTCATAAATACTGATCCTGCTTGTTGTGCTGATATCCTGCTAAGTTCAGCAAGCGCTTCATTCGAATTACCATCCCTTCTATATTTTTCGTTTAAAAGCAAACTCATATTATCGTATAAAATTTGATTAGGTGACCCTTTTGCGTTGACAAAATCCTTAGTAACATTTGTTAGTTGTGTATTTAGAATATTATCAGGTAATACAGTTAAATTTACTGTGGGATTCATTGCTATTCTTTTTGATACAGCATTCATAACTTCTGTCAACACTTTTGCTTTGGCAAGTGGAACGTTGACTCCTTCTTTGACGACATTAACAAGTGGCCGTGGATTACTACCCCCTCCAGTCTTACCAGCATTTATTTCAGCTAACTGTTGGTCTAAATACCTACTCAAAGTTTTAGTAGAATTATCTCGAATTTCAGCTTCTGTAGGAAAATTTTTTGTAATATATGCTGTCATTTCACCTTCAGATAGAGGTTCTTCTCTATTTAATTGTCGTTCCTTATTTATAATCATAGGGAGGTATTTTTGTATTCTTTTTATTTCGTCTTCAGTTGTAGTTATTTTTGCTAATTTTTGTTTATAAATTTCAAGTATCACATTTATATGTTTTTTATCCAAATTTTGTAATTCAGCTTTAACAACATTTTTGTTGTCTTTATCTACATTTAGCAATAAATCTGCTGCGTTTTTAACATATGCGGCCTCTACCAAATTGTTATCCCTCCCCTCCCTGCTACTGCTACCGCCACTACTGCCGCCACTACTACTTGAAGTTACATGACTAATCCTATCATCTACAAAAGCGTTTAAAAAGTTAGGTGGTACAACAGCCTGAGAAACTGGTAATATGCTAGCAGAAGACTTGTTACCTCCTCTGCCACCAGTAGCTGTATTATTATTATTATTATTAGTAGTAGTAGTAGCAGTAGTAGCAGATACTACATTTCCTGCTGCCACTCGTTCGGCTTCTATTTTAGCATTTCGTGTTTCTGCTGCCACTCTATCAATTTCTACCTGTGCTGCTGCTGCCGCTTGTTCCTTCTCTCCCTCTTCTTTTGCCGCTTGTTCCTTTACTGTCTGTTCTTCTCGAGCCTCCGCTTGACACGTTTTAATAAAATTTGTGTATTCAGAATATAACTCATTATAAAGAACTGTTTCAGGTTTAACACCATAATTGGCTACCATAACCTTATCAAGAGGTTGTTTCCCATCTAATTTTTTAAACTCCTTTATAATATGTGCCTTTCTATATTTTAACTCATCAATATTTCTGTAATTAGGATAATCGTAGATTAAATCATCAACACTTTCATTTGCTTCTTTCAAGTTTTTCCATGCTTTTATAACCTGGTCTTGAAAAGGACCACAATCATCATCATCGACGGCAGCAGGTTTTTCAAGTTCTTCAACAACTGCTGCCTTTACAGATATCATCGTGGCATCATCCGGCTCCGTATTCACAAAAATATTGCCAAATATAACCGCCAATATAGTCGCAAGAACCACTCCACCAAAGTATTGCGCCCCTAAATATGTATTCGCACATGTAAACAAGTTCAAAATAGCAAACACTAATATTAATGTCCGCTTATAAACAAGATTGTCTTTTATAAAATCCAGGCAACTCTTGCTATCTGTTTGTTTGTCGGCTTTAAAAGGATCATATTCCTTTAATTTGTATCCAGCGGAAAATAACATTTTGAAAAATGGATAAAATGTGCCGATTGCTGGGAACACAAACATGCTTAACACAGGTATAATAATAAGCCAAATTGGTATCCAGACTAATCCACGTAAAAACATTTTGCCAAAATTCGATAAAAGAGAATCACCATTTTTCAACGCATCCACGCCATCAAATAGTCCGCCATCATATCCACCCTCATTTGGATTATCTTTTTCACCATTAAAAAGTGTCCTTATGGTGTAGTAAAATGATGCCATTCCATTACAAATCCAAAAAAATGGAAAAAACATTAGTCCAAACAGACCATAAATAACTATTTTAAGAGAGTCAGGCAGCATTCGAACACCATCTGGCATACTCATTTTGTCATACAGCCAAAATCCAGTACCAATCACGTTATTTACTAAAATGGATTTAAATTTATCAAAATTAGAAGCAGATACCGGGTTGTCTGTTTTTTTGCGAAGATTGCTAATAAAAGAGTGATTGAATGATTTAATAAAACCTTGTGAAGCAAATGTCGCTTCTTGCTCCCATTTTCCAATTGGTTCACCCCAAAATTTGAGACCTTTAAAGTCGAGCTCTGAAAACGTATTCATTGGAACTTTTATTGGATTGTTACCATTTGATCCAAAATTTGGATTTTTTTCACACGTATATGGTTCATACACTGTATCAATAGGAATAATTTTAGCCGTAGACAATTTAGCTATATAGAGCCAAGATGTGCCAAATATGATAAACAATATTATTCCAACCATTGAAAACGCAAAATTCTTTATAAATCCACCAACATCGGCATTACCCGTTGATTGATTTTTCCTTTTTTGTATAGCATCATCATTCGTATCTGTATTTGTATTTGTATTTGTATCTGACATTATTTATAATAAATATATATTAAATTTTATAGATAATATACTAATCACTAAATTAGATTTTTTTAATATTGGATAAATAATAATATCTTGAAACGGTAAAAATATAATGAGTAAATATATAAATGAGCAAACTTCTGATATTAAATAAATACAAATATATAATATTGTCGTTTATTCTAGTGTTGCTATTCTTTGCTTTAGTGACACAGTTTTTTTCAAGAAAAGAAGGATTTTCTACAAATAATGATAAACCCGAAAACGTATTATATGGAAATATTACATATAATCCGGACACATTTAATAAAAGTAATTCAAATATTAATACTAAACTTGTAAATGAACACAGCCATACTGTTAATTTGCCATTAAATGACATACTCGGTTGCCAAAATGCCTGTTATAATGCCAAATGTTCTAAAACTGGGAAACAATGTTCAGATGACGTCGATTGTTATGAAGACGGATGTAAGTCACTGTTATTAAAACAAGTCCACGACAAATTTGTCGCCGAACAATCCGCACCCATTGCGCCGCAAACATATACCGCTGCGGATAGTTTAGAAACTGGACGGCTTGTTTATAATCAGAACCCACAGCATTCCGCGTTAACCTATGATATTGGAACAACTGCCTCAGTTATTGACATGGCCGCGCAAGCGCCTAGACCCTATGAAGGATACAAATTGTGGGAGCCTAAATACGAAGCAGCCGTTAAGTTAAATAACGCAAAAATGGCAAATGAATATGATGCGGACCCCAATAATTATGTATTTTATAAGCAGATACAAACTGCTACTGGTCTGTTTAATGACAATGGACCAACTGCTGCCAATGCTTCTTTGTCTTTAAATTAAAAATTATATATTATTTTCTCTACATAAAGGACAGAACGCACCATCTTTGGCTTTTTTATAATCATCTAAACCATTTACTGTTTTAAATAGTTCGGTAATATATTTAAAATGTTGATTTTCAAAATTTATGATTATTTGTATATTCATCCACGCAGGTCTTGTAGAAATTAAATTATTTCTAATTTCAATTAGTTCATCGTAAGTTGCCTTTTCATTATTAAAATTTGTAATAAAAAACTGTTGATATTCTTGTCTTTTTATATATTCAGGGTCAGAATCATCTTCCTTCTTAATTTCAAAAGGCCACTCTGGTAGTTCTGTTTTCATTTCTAGATCTTCCCACTGTTTTGGATGTATGGTTGAGCCAAAATTTGTTTTCTTAAAACATTCTGAACATAATTTATGAATACAATTACGTATTTTTAATACATGTGTATTTTTTAAACAAGCAGAACAGTCATCATTTTCCATAATATTTTTAGGAAACATTAAATTATCACAATTGCGACAAATCCATACTTCATTGTAGTTACTTATAAAAATACTCGGATTTTCAAATTCTTGGTCACAGAAAGAACATGCCTGAAATACTAATTTACTAGACATTGTAATAAAGGTTATTATAAGAAAGTATTTATATTAATATTTATTGAATAATATTAATATTACAAAAATTTATGCTTTACGTTTACAACTAATAAAAATAATGTTTAATTAGTTTATATAATGAGTTTAGACGAAATCGTGAATAATTCAAAAACAGACAAAAATACAACACATTCGTATTTACCTCTCTATCAAAAATTATTAGAAGGCAAGAAACACACAGCAAAAAACGTATTAGAAATAGGTATAGGAGATTTTGGTGAAAAAAACGGAGGCAGTATAAAATTATGGAGAGATTTCTTTACAAACGCCACCATTTATGGTCTCGATATACTTCCAATTGATCGTGTGATTGACGAATTATTAAATGACAATAGAGTTATTTTATATACATCAACTGACGCATACAACGAGCAATTTTTTATATCTAATTTCTTAAATAAAAACATTAAATGTGATTTTATGTTGGACGATGGTCCACATTCATTAGAAAGTATGAAACAATTTATAAAATTATATTCACAAATAATGACCGATGATGGTATATTAATAATTGAAGATGTCCAATCTATCAATTGGATTAATATACTAAAAAATGAAGTTCCTGAACATTTGAAACAATTTGTAAAGGTATATGATTTAAGATCCAATAAAAACAGATATGACGATATTGTGTTTACAATAGACAAATCTAATGTGTAAGCGTTTATTTTTATATTTTCTGTTTAATTCTATGTCGCATACATTAGTCCCACATTGCCGCCAATAAAGTTGACAATATTAATGCGCTCCTCGAACAGTGTTAGATTAAAGTTGTAATCATATATTCGCCACGTTGGTTTATTTACCGCGATTACCTGACCTGTTTGTGGGTCGCAAATGGAGAGACTTTGTGCTAAAGGGTCCAACGGGGGTATAATGGTCGTAAACTCCAACTCAATTTGACTAAATCTGTTCATATTTATTGCCCCTGACGGCTGTAAATCTGAATTATTTGAATGGACACCAAAATTGTAGCAATACAGACCCGGGGGCGCATTTCCGCTCGTTCTTGTATATTTTTCAATATAATTGTAAATGCCCGCCGCCTGTATATTTTCGCGATAAGACCCATCTAACAAAATACCCATTGCCACCAATATCATCTTGTCATTTTCAGGCGAATAATTTGACGTAATTAGCAACCCAGTTAAATTGTTATTTGGATTAACACCTGGACCAATATAAAACGGTATTTGATTACCTGTCGCATCTGTTCTATAAATAAGATAGTCGCCTGACGCCGGAGCTTGGACAACATCCAATGGCATATAATTATACGGCCAATTCGTGTAATTCGACCATTCGTTTCTCAGATTGGCGTCACTGCGTTGAAAATAGAATAGCCAATTAGAAATCATGCCAATGGAGTCAAGTGCCACCTTATTCGGACCTGTAACATTGAAGAACTGTTGCTCATGAACCTGTTTAATTAAATACTTTTGTTCTTCCATCGCAAAAATACGCTCTTCTTCATTGGATAAGAAACAATACGTGCAATTCAAGTGGACATCCGCATTCCATAATGTCCTGGTATCCACATACGATGTTATTCCTAATTGAATGTCAGGCGGCGGTTGTAAAAAACGATAGAACTGCATATACCATGTGTTGAAATTGGGTGCTATGTAAGGATAATTATAAACCGTATCAAAAACATCACGAATTTGAAATAATTCACTAATAGGTCTTATCGTCACAACAATTTGTAGCTCGTTGTATTGTAACGATGTTAATGGAAACGCCATTTGTGATTTGAGACCGAACCAGTTATTTAGCGGGATGTATAAAATGCGTCCACGTATTGATGGTTCTGGTCCTGCTAAGTCGCTCGTATAAAACGCATTGGGATACGAATTGACGCGCGCACCAGAATTGCCTGGGTCATTCATTTCAGCCGTGTTGCCGGACATGGCATCAAATAAATCCTTTTTGACGCCGTTAAAGTCGCGCTGGACGGCTGCTAGTAAATAGTCGCCCGAATACTCTTGGAGTGTATAGTTGCCGCAAACAATACTGATTTTTGAAATCATTTTGGCGCCTAAATTATCAATCCATTTGAATTCATAAGGCGCCCAATCGGTATATGTAGTAGAACCGTCACTTTGAGTAACTAGCTGTGGCGGCATAATTGGGCTCCAAATATTGGGCATTGCGACGGTCAAATAGCAATCCATAAGTAGGTCGGCGTATCTAGGGATTTTAAAAGTAAACGTAGATGGTTCTGATAGACGCAGTGTTTTAGAGCCCTCAAAGTCAACACGAAATTTCTGTAGTCCAAAGTTCGTATATTGCGCATAAGTAGTTTTAAAAAATGTTTTCGACGGGTTCCCATTTAGAATTATATTTTGTTGTCCAACCGATACAAGATTCATAAGACCTCCAGGCATATTTAATTGTTATAATACTAACATATTATTTTTTTAACTGATTATAACAAAATAGTTATAAAATTTATTAATATAATTGTTGTTATAAGAATATTTATAAAAATATTTATAAAATATATTTATAAACTAATATAAAAGATGGCAGATACACCAAATATTCCAAATATAGCTCAAACAGCGCAACAAAGTATAGAAAATAGTATGTCAAAAATAAAAGAAATGTCGGAAGCTACGTCTATCACGCTAATAACCATGTTGACTTTTATAGTAATTATAATTACTTTGCTGTATTATTTTTATTATACTGGAACAGGCAATTTTGGTGGTATTTTAATAATAATCATTTCAACTGTCATGTTAAGTATTCTAGGTCAGGCAATAACTGAAGGGAAAATGGGGACAATTATTGGTGGCATTCTTGGTCTAGCCATTGGCATCACAATATATGTGAATATGTCAAATAATATGCTTACTCGTGAATGCCAGCTAATGGATACTGTATATGGTCAATTAAATACGAACATTTTACCACTTGATTTAACTCGCGACGTAAATCAACGTGAGTTTAGAGATTATTATGTTAAATCGGCCTACAACTGTTGTAGTGGAGGCAATTACAAGAATGATTATGTCTCTATGTGTACACTAAAAGACCTTTTGAAGCAAGGTATTCGAGGTCTTGATTTTGAGATTTACTCGATTGATGACCAGCCTGTTGTAGCAACAAGCACCGTTGATAATTATTGTGTAAAGGAGACATTTAATTACATTAATTTTAGCGACATAATGAAAATGGTATCAGACAACGCATTTTCGTCATCTGGAGCACCCAACCCAACAGACCCCATTATATTCCATTTACGAATTAAGAGTGAGAACCAGAAGATGTATGAGAATTTTGCCAAAATATTTGAGCAATATTCGGACTTGTTAATGGGTAAACAATATAGTTATGAAAATATTAAAAATAATACAGTTACTAATTATGGTGCGACGCCACTTAAAGAATTAATGGGCAAGATTTCAATTATTGTAGACAAAAGCAATACGGCCTTTATGGAATGCTCTCAGTTTTACGAGTATGTGAATATGACCAGTAACTCAATATTTATGAGAGAACTAACATTTGACCAAGTCAAAAATACGGATATTAACGAATTGATACAATTCAATAAGCTGGGCATGACAATTGGCATTCCTAATCCAGGGGCTAATCCCGATAATCCCAGTTCTGTAGTGTTGAGGGAGACGGGTTGCCAATTGCTGGCAATGAGATATCAAAATATTGAGGCGAATGTGGAAGAGAATGATGCGTTCTTTAATGATGCCAATAGTGCGTTTGTTTTGAAACCGGCGGCATTGCGATATATACCAGTTCAAATCGCTGCTCCATTATCACAAGACCCTGCCTTGTCTTATGCTCCCAAAACAATTTCAGGGCAATATTTTAATTATAATATTTAATATTTAATATTTAATAGAAAAACATTATTCTATTTATAAAAACATTATTCTATTTATAAAAACCATCATTCTATTATAAAAACTATTATAAAAATTTTATTATCATTATATATTAAGAAATATATAATGAAAAAACAAATATGCGACAAGGCAATGAAATTCGAAGACTGTGAATTGGCCATATTGCGCTCCGCGGTAGATAAAGCAGACGAACGTCGGGGACGCAAAGAGGCCAATTCGCCGGAAATCAAACGCATAATAACCATTGTAGAGGAATTCATAAGACATAAGAAGTTAATTTGTTATGGTGGAACCGCTATTAATAATATATTACCGAAACAAGACCAGTTTTACAACAAGGATATTGAAATTCCGGATTATGACTTTTACAGCCCCAATGCGTTAAATGATGCGAAAGAATTGACAGATATTTATGTGAAAGCGGGGTTCGTCGAAGTGGAGGCAAAATCGGGGCAACATTATGGCACATTCAAAGTGTTTGTGAATTTCATTCCTGTTGCCGATATCACATTATTACCCAAGGAGTTATTTAACACGATTAAGAAGGAGGCGATTAAGATTTTTGGCATACTTTACGCGCCGCCAAATTTGCTGCGTATGGGTATGTATTTGGAGTTGTCTCGTCCTGCGGGTGACGTCTCGCGTTGGGAAAAAGTTCTGAAACGATTGACCTTACTGAACAAGCATTTTCCACTTAATTCTTCTCAATGTAATCACATTGACTTCCAGCGCAAAATGGGTGATGATGAAAACGTGGACAAAATTTATGATACTGTTCAACAGACA